CAGACAAAGAGCCAACAGACGACGCGAAAAAGTCTACGAAATCCAGTAAGAAATAATCATGAATGCGCGTGAAATCTTTGAGAGAAGATTGAGGCAAGCGGTAAAAGCTAGCGCTAGAGAGGTACAAACGGCGGCGCAAAATAACCATAAATTCACATCGCACACTGGGCAACTCGAGCGGGCTATTGATGTGCGCATGATTGGCGATAAGACAGCAGAGGTATATATCGACAGTCAAGCCGCATATTATGGCCCGTTTGTGCATGAGGGAACTCGGCCGCATGACATATTTCCGAAACAGAAAAAGGCATTGCGTTGGGTTCCTGTAGGCGGTAATGGGTTTGTATTCGCTAAACGTGTACATCACAGAGGCACAAAGGCCGACCCGTTCTTATATGAGGCGCTAGATCATAGCCGCGACGAAATTCGTGATATTTTTGCAAAAGCGGTTGATGTATCTCTTAATGATGTGGCTCGAGATATTGAGTTAAACGCCAACCGCACGCATTTAGAAATTAAACTGTAAGGGGTTTGATATATGCTATACGAATTTCAAGAGATGACATTCGACGATGAGCTACTAGGCCCTAATGTGCTTGAAACAACGCTGACAAAAGCCGAGCAATGGCTGTATGTGCTAGCTAAACGGCTAGGCGTGCAAGAGAGCGATGTAATTCGTTCATTCGTTGCTGATGAACTCGTAACGCTATACTGCTATCGAGAGACATGCATGAACAAAGCAGCCTCATTGATAGGCCAGTACAGTCGCAACGGCCAAGACGATGATTATTATTCTAAGAAATTGACATATATCAATGCTAGAATAGCGGTTTTAGAAAACCAAATCACGGCGGAGCAACTAACAGGGCAGCCAGCTAAGTATGCGGGATATAGATGTATTCCACTATATCGAGGTGGCTAATATGTGGCTTGAATTGTTAAACAAAATTAAATACACAATCGAGAAAGCTGGGTTTGACGGAAAAGTCGAACTCGGCTTTTTAAATCCTCAAAATGTGGGCGTCGATACGCTTGGCATGGTAATGCTAGGGCGTGGCGAATGTACGCCGATAGATGATAATGTGCACAACATGCTGAAACAAGAGTTTTATGTTGAGGTATGGACTAAAGAGGACAGCAACGAATTCGGTGCGGCCTATGCACAAATATCGGAACTTGAAAGCAAAATAGAGAAAATATTGATTGCGTTTCGTGAGGCGTGCGGTGTGCTTAACGAGGAATATTGTGTATTACAAAAAAGCGGCTATCAAGTTATTGATATTCGCTGCACAAATAAAACAGACGACCATGACAGTATGAGGCCTTTTATTGGCACTCAATACAGATTTGAGGCTCGTTTGTATGACTTAAACAATGATACTAAAGGGGGTATTTATTAATGGCTGAAACAAAACTATATAAACCAGCGGCGGTAGATATGCCAACAGCGGGCAAGAACTACCTTTTATATTTGAACGTTGGCACAGACGAAAAGGCTGGCGCTAAATGGCTATTATTAGGCGGTCAACGTAGTGGGGACTTGTCTCGTAAAGCTGATAGCATTGACGCGTCTCACAAAGGTTCTGGCGGTTGGAAATCTACTATCGCAGGCCTTAAGGAATGGTCTTTCTCAATTGAAACGTTGCTTATGCCTAAAGAGGAAAGCTTGAAACTATTAGAAAAAGCATTCCTTGACGGCGATAATGTAATGATCAAGTTTGAATATCCAGATAAACGCTATTTCACTGGTATCGCCAGCGTTACAGAATTATCTATCAACACGCCTCATGACGGCGTAGCAACTTATAAAGGTTCCTTGAATGGCGTCGGTCCTTTATCTGAGTTACAAGACGCACCAGCAGGCAGCCCAGTAGTTGGCGGCTAATTCAACAGAATAATCCTACTTTTTTAGCGCTAAACAATAGGAGAGTTATTTATGAAAACAGTTACATGTGATTTTTTTAGAGACGGCGATTATATTATGTTCAACATTCAGCGCCTTATGGAATTAGAGGCGGCAGTAGGCAAGCCTATTGGTGAACTTTTGCAAATGCCGACATGGCCTATTAATAGTATTGTTTCGGGTTACGCCATTGGTATGAAACAGCATAAGCGGAACCCTCAGCAATACTTTGATTTAATTGACGATTTACTTTCTAAGGAAGATAGTGATGTAAGCTTATTGTCGCTACAAGCGCCATTGATGAAAGCGATTGTTGCAAGCGGAGCATATGGTATGAACATGTATTATAAAATGTTCCCCGATGAACTTACAAAAGCCGATAAATTGGCAATTGAGGAAGAGGCCGAACAACTAAAAAACTAGACGGGGGCCAACGTGCCCCCTCTTTTTCTTTATGGTTAAGAAATGCCGAAGAAATTGCGTATAGTGTGTTGGAGTTAAAACCTTGGGAATTAATGCGCTTACAGCCTATTGAGTATAGAAAACTCGTACAGGGTTATGAGCGACGTTGCAAAATCCAAGACCAGAATAGAGCGTTCTGGGTAACAAACATCATGAACACGCAATTATCAAAAGCGATTGAGCCGAAGAAATTTATAGATATTTTATATCCGCCTACAGACGCACAAAAGCGCCAAGATGAGGCGGATTTTATTCGTGAATTTAGAGAGGCAGGGGGTGAAATATAGACAATGGCAGATAGTAATATCAATGTACGAATTAGCGCGGACAGTACAGAGGCACAGGCGGCCATAAATAAGGTTGCCAATAAGCTAAGTACTGACATACCGAAAGGCGTATCAGAGGCAGGCAGTAAAGTAGCCAAAGAGGCGGCCAGCATTCGCGATGAAATCAAATCTATAATGACGCAAGTCAATAAGGGCTTGCAATTCGCTGGTGCTGTTACTGGTATTAGTTTAGCCGCGACAGCTGTCAAAGATATAGCAGCGGCGGCAACGCAGACAGCGGACCAATTAACCAGCGTACGCGCTCGTATTAACCTCATTAATGACGGCACGCAAACCACGGCCGAAATTATGGATAAGGTATTCGACGCAGCGCAGCGGTCCCGTGGCAGCTATGTAGATATGGCGGACAGTGTAGCCAAGCTGAATATGTTGGCAAAAGACGCGTTCAGCTCGAATGATGAGGCGATTATGTTCGTCGAGCAATTGAATAAGCAATTCAAAGTATCTGGCGCCAGCATTGAAGAATCAAGTGCGGCGATGTACCAATTGACGCAAGCAATGGCGGCGGGGAAATTACAAGGCGATGAATTCCATTCTATTATGGAAAATGCGCCAATGCTCGCCCAATCTATTGCACAAGAAATGGGCCTTACTGTAGGTCAATTAAAAGATATGTCATCACAAGGGTTGATTACCGCCGACATCATCAAAGAGGCACTATTCAATAGTGCTGAGGAAACAAACGCAAAATTTGCAGAAATTCCGATGACGTTCGCAGAAATGGGGCAGTCTATTCAGAATGAAATGCTATTAGCGTTTCAGCCTGTACTTGAACAGCTTTCAGCGATTCCTCAAAATGGCGACTTTCAAGCATTCGTTCAAGGCGTTGGCGTTGCAATTCGTGCTATGGCTGCTACAGCCTCGGCCTCGATTGGTATTATAAGCGCCTCATTTAATGGGCTTAAAACAATCGTAACAGTAATAAGCCAAACGATACGCAGCTTTACAAGCCTGTTCGTTACTACCATGCCAAGGGTTAGCGCAGCCGTATTGGCCGTTGTAGTGGCATTCACTACTTATAGGGCGGCTATGGCATTATGCGGCACTCAGACGGCAGCATTGACTGTTAAAACAGTAGCATTGAAAACGGCACAATTAGCCTCAGCAATAGCGACTAGAGCCTACGGCGTGGCAATGACGGCGGTCAGAGTGGCAATTCAAGGCACTATATTGACAGTTGGAGCGCTCACCATGGGGACTACTGTATTGAAATCCTTATTCTTGGCATTGCGTGGCAGCACATTAGCGGCAGCTACGGCGCAGCGGGTGCTTAATTTGGTAATGAGAGCCAACCCAATCGGAATATTAATATCCGTAATTATGACGCTCGTAACTGTATTTGCAACAGCAGCGGCGGCCTCTAATGGGTTTGGTAATACGTTAAGCTCGGTATTCTCTACAATCGTACATACGGCTGTTTGGGGCGTCAATAAGATCATTGAGGGCCTTAATTGGCTGATTGCTAAACTAAACAGCGTAGGTGAGAAAGTTGCGAAATTCTTTGGCGGTACATTCACAGCCATTCAACAGGTTGACACTATCAGCGCTGACACAGCACAAGATATTGTAAATACTGGCGTCAATATGGCGGCTCAAATCACTGAGGGCATAT